ATTATCTATTATTTCTGGAAAAGCAAGCGCATCTGAAATACAGGCTAGAAAAAGACAAAATGTATTAAATCCTTTAGGAGAGGAACAAAGAAAATTTGGTCAAAATGTTATGACAGATCCTGCTGGTAAACAAATATTAACAGATGTAGAAAAATTTGTTAAAATGGGATTTTCTACTTCTAAAATTGGCAATATTCTTGGAAATAATTTAGGTCAAGCGGTATTACAAGGAGCAATTAATCAAGATCAGGCTTTAAGTATTGCTTCTGCTCTTGGTGAAGAATTAGGAAGTTATGATATTCCCGCAAAAATTGTAGGAAATTTGACTCAATTACTTGGACCAAATGGAGAAAATTTAGAAAAAGATCCATTACAAGTTGCTTTAGCAATTAAAAAAGAAAGTACAAAAAATTTAACAGAACAATTTAATTTACTACAAAGTACGAAAAAAGGTGCAGGGTCATTTATTCCTTCGCTAGCCACTGGTGGGGCAGGTGCAGCAGGAGCAGCAATTGCAGTAGGATCAGGACTTTCAGCAACTGGTGTTTTTGCTCCAGTTGGTGCTACTGTATTAGCACTAGCAGGACTGGGTGTTGCAGTTGATTCTTATAGAGATTTTACAAAACTAAAACAACACAATGCAAAACTTGATGCTGCTTCAATTCAATTAGGTTTTGAAGCAATTGGACAAAATCAACAATTATTAGATTCAGTTAATGAACAATATGATAAAAAAATTAAATTAGCAAAAACAGAAAAAGAAATTAATGATCTTCAAGCAAAAAGAAAAATTGCCATACAAAATGTTAATAAAGCAAATGCTGAAACATTGAATCAAGTTCTTAAATTATCTAGTGGACTATCAGATAATAAATTTAATACAACTGTAAAAGAATCTTTAGACGCAAGATTTAAAGATGCTTCTGCTGGAACAAAAGCACTTGCTGAAGTAGCAAGAGAAGGATTAGAAAAAGTAAAAGATCAAAAAACAAGAAGAATTTTACAAATTGGTCTTACATCAGAAAATGGACTATCAGCATCTTCAATAATACAAGTAACTAGTTTTTTAAGTAATCCAAAAGTTGATTCAAAAAATATTGAACTGTTTATTCAACAAAATGGTTTTGCAGAGGCAGAAACAATGTTTCAAGCATTTGGTATGATGAAAGGAAATGCAAAAGGACTTGATATAACCGATGAAACAAAAAATATTTTAATTAAATACATTAATGAAAACGATGTAGAATTAAAAGATGATTTATCAGCCTTATCTGCAATTGCAAACTTTGCTAGACAATATAAAGTTACATTAGATGTAAATACAAATGGAAAAGAAGATTTAGATCTTGCAACAAAATCTCTTGGCTTAGTTCAAACATTTCCTGATACAATAGATAAAAATTTTGTTTTAGAACAAGCAGGAAAAGATCCAAAAGCATTTGCTGATTTTGCTAGAGATTTTGAAATTTTAAGTAAGGGTGAAAAACAAATAAGTAAATTTTTATACGTTAATTATCAATTAGGCAAGAGTGATCCTGGCTTAATAGCACAAGCAAAACTTGCTTATCCTAACTTATCAGAAAGAGAAGCAGTTGCAAAATACATTCAATTTGGCTTTAGCGAAAGTAATTTTAAAACTCCTGTTGATAAACAAGTTGGGGGTGGTGGACAAGTTGCTTCATCTGCCTTAGACGAAGTTGTTAAAAAATTAAGAGATGTTCAGAAAAATCAAATAAAGGCTACAAAAGGATTTGAAGCATCTATGAAAGCAATTAAAAAGTTTGCAAAAGAATCTTCTACTACATTTAGCGGTATAGATCAAGACATTAGAAGACTTGGTGGTAATGAATCATTGGTAAATCTTATTCTTGGCATGGATCCAGAAGAGTATGAAAAACAAAAAGGAAAATTTTTTGAGTTTGATAAAAAAGGCAACATAAAAAGACTTAAACAAGATGCTAAAGATACACAATTTGCATTAAATGCTATTGCTTTAGGAGATTACAACGTAGAATTAAGATCTGTCAATGAAGGTTTTAATTTACAACAACAGGCTCTTAAATTATTAACTGATGCTGGAATGGATACCGCACTTGCTTATGAAACAATAGCAAACAAGGCTTTAGCGGCAGCAATTGCTCAAGGCAAAATAAAACCAGATAAGTTAAAAGAAACAGCAGATATGGCCAAAAAAGCAGCAGAAAATATGGAATTATTCAATGCACAAACAAATATTGCAAATAAAATTAGAGATTATAAAACTCAAAAAACATTATTATTCAAACTATCTTCAGATGCTGCAAAGTTTACATCTCAACAAATAGAAGCAATTATTAACGATAAAGATTTGCAAACTATGTACTTACAAGGCAAAATAGATGAACCACAATTCAAACAAATGCTCAAAGAATTAGGAGACTCATCAGCCGTACAAATAAACATTAAGAAACTTACACTTCCAGGAATGGAAGATCTATTTAACGACGGCTTTAGTAAAGCCATGGAAAGTTTTGACATTAAAGCAAAAGTAATTGAATTACAATATGAAACAAAATTAAAAATTGATAAAGATTCTGTTGAAACTGCTCAAAATCAAATTGCTGCTTTAAATTATCAAATTGATTCATTACAACCAGGTTTAAAACAAATAGAAAATCAAGAACAAAAAATAAATGATAAATATGATAAAGCCGCAAAAGCATTAGAAACTATTAAATCACTTAATGATGATATTGCCAGACAAGAAAAAGCAAGATTAGATATAGCATCTGCTCTAACAAGCGGAGATGTGTCGGCAGCAGCAGCGGCTGTTCAACAATTCCGTGCAGACAATGCAGCAAAAAATATTGAAAGACAATCTCAAGCATTAGATAAGGCTAAAGAAGTAGAACTTGCCAATGTTAGAAGTTCTAATGGACTTTCAAGAATACAAATTGAAACACAAATTAAATCTTTACAAGATCAAATTTTTAAGATAGAAACTGAAACATTAAAACCAGCACAAGAAAGAATACGATTAGCAGAAGTAGAACGTGATAAATTAATTGATCAAATTACAGTTCTTGGTAAAACAAGGACCGAATGGGACAATATTAAACTTGGAATTGATAGTGCAAGAATTGCTAATAAGAAATATATAGCCTCAATTCAATTAGCACTTGATCTTGTTAAAGAGTTAATTAAAGCATATGCAGGATTAGAGCCACCATCAGGCTCTGACTCTGGCTCTGGCCCATTCTCAAGTGCAACAATTACACCATATGTCTCAGATTATGTGGGTACACCATTTGGACAGGCTGGTAGTAAAAATGGTAAAAAAGGGGATGGTGGTAAAAAGCCAACAACAATAGATAGAAGATTCAAACCGACTGACCCATCAGGAGGTAAAACTAAAATTGATAAGAGACTTATGCCAACATTTGGAAACATTTACGGAGCACCAAAATCTAATTTTAATTATACTGCAGGATATACCAGAATGTATGGTGGAAAAATAATTCCTATGACTTATGGTGGAACAACTCCACCTATGAATTCAGATGGTAGAAGTCAAATTGCATATATGCCATTTGGTGGATTAATTCCATTATTTTATATGAAAAATGGAGGATTTAGACCAATTGGTTCTGATACCGTGCCAGCCATGCTAACTCCTGGAGAGTTTGTGGTAAACAAAGCCTCAACTAAGCAATTTTTGCCACTGCTTTCAATGATAAATGAATCTAAATATCCATCAATGATTGGCCCATCTTATTCTAATGGTGGAGTATTGCCAAGTCAAACTTCAATTAACGATAACTCTACAGCAGTGTATAATTATAATGTGGGAATTACTGTTGGTGGAACCAATGCTTCTCCAAATAATATAGCAAAAGCAGTAATGGATGAAATAAAATATTTAGATAAACAAAGAATTAGAGGACAAAGAGTTTCATGACAACTTCCGCATATTTAACTGGTAGAAAAAGATATCAAAGACCTCAAGCAGTATTGTGGTCCAATAACTCTGGAACACTTACAGA